GAATTTAATATCATATGTCTAACCATTTCTTCATCTAACTCACCTTTATTCATGTGTAAGTGCATCATTAAAGATGCTAAAGAGATTTGATTCATGTCTACTAATATCATAATATTCTCGTTAACCTTTCGTTTGAAAATTGCAAATAATCTTTATCTATTTCACAACCAACATATTCTAAACCATATTCTTTAGCGACACATGCCGTTGTACCTGTTCCCATAAATGGGTCAAATACTATACCTTTTTTAAGACCAGATACTTTTAAACATTTCTCTACTAACTTTGTAGGAAATATTGCTGGATGTTTTTTATCGCCTGCAATCTCTTTTGTTATTTCTTTTGTTGCCTTACTTTGATAAGTTATGTGCCAACAATTTGTTGTAGGTCTCCAATTTCTACCTGACCTTTTTAAATTTCTAGCTGCATTGTTGTATTCTTCATTATAAGGAACACCAGACCATTCTAAATCTATTTCTGTATTGCCCTCTTTTGTAAAGTGAAATAAATGTTCCCAACCATTTTGTAAATATCTTTTACTTGATGTTGGTGTAGAATAACCTCTTACTCTACCATCTACTTCAATTGACTTGCCCCATATAATATTATTTTGTAATTGCCAAGGCACATTTTCTGCAATCTTATATGCACTAAAAGGACTGCTTTTAGTATATGCAATATTTAAAAATAAATGACCATCATCTTTTAAAACTCTGCACACTTCTCTCCATACATCATTCATCCATTGAATATAATCATCCCTGTTATCATTGTACTTATTATAACCCAAACCTATATTATAGGGTGGACTTGATACACATAAGTCAAAACTATTATCTTTTGTATCTTTTAAAAATTCTAAACAATCTTTATTATAAATCATAATTCTATCTTTAGAAAGGGTGACCCGAAAGTCACCCCACTAATTCTTAAATAATTAAGAAGCGAATGAAACGCCTGTTCCATAAAGTGCTTTGATTCCAGCAGCGATAATAGTTTTATCTGCAGCTCCATTCATCAATACTGCACCTACACCAGCATTAATAATTGCTTGTGTTGGTTCACCCATACGATATGATGTTCCACTAGCAGTTTTGTTAGTGTAAATCATATAACCTTGACTCCTTAATTTATCTACCATCGCTTGTGGCGATGTTAAGTCAAATGTTGTTCTTAATTGTTTCCAAGTAACTACATCACCTCTTTCAAATGCATTAATTACTCTTTGTGTTTTTGATAGTTTCTTTCTACCCATGTTATAATCTCCTATGATTATTATTGTTTATAACTAATTTTATGCCTCGTATAGTTATATCGGCAACTACATTATTGTAATTCGTTTTAATCCTTATCTTTGTCCTTGTCATCGTTATCTTTATCTTTCCAATCAGATATTTTTGTTGGGTCTGTTTGTAAATCTAAATCTAAGTCTGATTCAAATGATATCTCTGTTTGATTATCATCATTCATATCTTCTGCCATTCCAACTAATTCTGACAATAGTGGTGCATCAAATTTTGAATAAAATACATCTGTACCATCTTCTGCTTGAGTAGGTGATGGTGCCATTATATTATCAAGTAATCCCTGTATAATATGTGGCACAGATTCTTGTCTTGATAAAACACCTTTAACTGTTTCTGATAAAAATCCAATATCTAAACTGAATCTTTCATCTGTAATATCATAATTGTATTCACTAATAGTATGAATTAATTGTACCATAATTCTTTCAGTTATAACTTCAATTCTTTCAAGTTTTTCTTGATATATCTTGTGAGTATTATTTTTATCATTATTTTTATCTAAAGCTTTATCTAACTTTTTCTTAACCCACTCACCATTGTTTTCTATTGGTTTATCACCCCAAGGCCCAACAACTATATTATCTTTTTCATCTGTCATGATATAATCTTTTTCTCAACTGGTACAATTGCACCGATATAATTTAAATAGTTATCTCTAATATCTGCCTTAGGTTCATTGACTGTTATTATATTTTCTTCTTTAATATCAAATTCATCATTCTCTGCAAATGGAATGAAAGGTGAGAAGTATAATTTACTTTCTGAATTTTGACTAGGATTCTGTGCCATCGGTATCAATACAAAAGGTTTCTTTACTGTGGTAATTGTTTTATTATTGTCTGCATACTCTTGATTAGTTATTTCTGCTACAATGTCCTCGCCTGTAGTGAGGCGTAATAATTTTACATCTGTCATAATTTATCTTCCTGTTTTCTTTCTATAATTTTTATTGTAATTGTGTACCCCTGGCGTTTCTCTAAGTTTTCTTAACCATCTTTGTTTACCAGCAGCTTTTGATAATCTTCTCTTTTCACTTTTCTTTATAAAATGTTGTCTTTCTCTTGCTTCATTTAAAATATCTGCTTTAAGAATTTTCTTTTTGAATATTCGTAGTGCTTTAGTGATATCATCACCATGAACTACAACACCTAAACCACTTGCCTTTTCTTCTTTTGGTTTTTTCTTAAATGGTTTTCGTTGTTCATAATTATGAACTGAAAATTTTTGTCTAGGTTTACTTGAATTACTTTTCATTAAATCCCTCTTTGTATACTTGGTCTGTCATTTGATATACAACTGCCAAGGCATCATATTTATTATCAAATCCTAACATACCTAGTGTGTCCAAATTATTATCTAAAATTTCTAATGCATCATCTTCTGAAATATCACCACCAACTAATTTATTAGCGGTCACATTTAGAATATTTTCTGCATCATCCATCATCATTCCTTTTACTGCTCCCATATTATTGTCCTAGTATTTTATCTACTTGTTGTTCTGTTAAATCACTGTTTGTTCTGATATGTTCTCTTATCATTTCTAAACCAACCATACCAGCAAGAAACTCATCAGTTCCTTGTTCATTGTCAATGGTCATGTTTTCAAACACTTTAAATGAGGTAGCTTTTTCTTCTACTATTCTCTCATCTATATCCCATATACTCGTTCTACCAGTATCAAACTTTTCACTTTTCATATTATACCTCTATTAATTTACCGATTAATTTCCAATCATCTTTGTGCATGTGATGTTCTGTTTCTTTTTCTAAAAACGCCACTGCTTCTTTCTCAGTCTTGAATGTCTTATCAAATTTACTGTTAAGAATTTTTGGTTTTGCTAAAAATCTCATTACGCTGCCTCCAACATTGACATTGGCACAGAATATCTACGACCCTGTATATCAACAGTACATCTTTTTTGTTTAATTTTGATAAGTGTACCTAACTCTTTTTTAGTCTTTTGAACTACATACACTTGCTGACCTTCTTGTAATGATGATTTTGCATTCATCACTTGTACATCACGAATAAAATCTATCAGACTATTTAACTCTGATAAATCCATACCAATTATCTCTTTTTTTATACTTTCTTTCATTTCACGACCTCTCACGATTTTTGATTATGTAACCATTATAACAGCTTGTACAGGTATTGTCAAGGATTATTTTGGTTTTTTTAATGAGAATGATTCTCATTTCCATTCTGATTTGGGTACAGTTATATATTTACTGTCTTCATGAAATTTAGTGTAGTTTCTTCCTTTCATCAAAGCATGCATGAATGTCAATCCCTGTATTTCATTTAATTTATTTTCAACTTTTGTTTCTTCTAAAGCTGTCATCATAGATTCTGTTAATTTATTTGCAATTTTACTCATATTTTCTCTCTCTTTTTTTAGTTATGTATATACTATAACAGCCTCAACAACTATTGTCAAGTACTAATTTCGCCTTATTTTAGGGGGGTCAAATGAGAATGATTCCTATTTGAGAATGATTCTCATTTAGGTTTGTAGATGGTAATGAGTTCTTCTTTTCCTTTGACTTTGATTTTATCAACTTCTACTGATTTGATGGTTTTGAGTTTTTCCATTGTGTAGGATGAATATAATGTAGATACTATGCCACCATTTTTCTCTTTGTAGTTTCTTGTAGCTGCCTCTAGTCTAGCGGCAAGATTGACGGCATCTCCAATGACTGAATAATCGAATCTAGTATCACTACCCATATTACCAACTATGCATGTTCCTGTATTGACACCAGAACCTATATTGATATCTGGTAGTCCTCTTTCTTTGAAGTCTTGTTTTAGTCTTTCTGTTTCCTCTGCACATTCGATAGCAGTCTTGACCGCCATCTCTGCATGGTCTTCACAATCAAGTGGTGCATTCCAAAATGCCATAATGCAGTCACCCATGTACTTATCAACTGTTCCACCATTGTCTAGAACAATCTTAGTCATACGATTTAGATAGTCATTGATAACTTCAACTAATCCCTCTGGGTCATCTTTGTTTTTATAGTATTCTGATATTGGTGTAAATCCTACAATATCCATAAACAGAAAACTCATCTCTTTTCTATCACCACCTAGTTTTAATTTACTTGGGTCTTTCTGTAGTTCGGCAACTTGTCTTGGGTCTAAATAAGTTTCAAATTGTTTTCTTATTTGTTGTTTTAATTTAAACTCTAAAATGAATCTGTTAAAGATACTATGCATACCAACTATGGTAATTACAATAATTATCCAACTGATATCTGATAATATTAAATGTTGATTAAACAAATAATAAGAACCATAGACACTCATTCCATAAAGTGATAGTAAACTTAAACCAACAAACCAATAAGGTGTAAATCTTGCAATCAGTATAACTAGAATACCTAATACAAAAGATAAAACTAATTCTAGAAATGAACTTACATCATAACGATTAATTTGTTTACCATCTATCATAGTTTGTAATGTAGATGCCGATAACATATAATCATATTGTTCACCAACTGGTGTTGCAATAATTCCACCTAGACCTTCTGCAGTCATTCCTATAATTACAGTACGAGCATTAAATTTTGAAAAGTCATTCTCTGAAGCTGATATAGTTTCAAAAGTTTTATTCCAATGCAACCAGATTCTAGCATTTGGGTCTGTGTTAATAATAGGAAAACCTGGCACTCTTATTGCTTGAACTCCACCATCACCTGCCTTGACTTGATAACTTGGATTACCTGTTGCAACTCTAATTACTTCCACTGCCATTGTAGGATAAGTATTTTGTCCTATTCTCATTATCAATGGTATTCTTCTTACAACACCATCTATTTCTGGTGCAGTGTTGATTACACCAACTCCATTTGCATTTTGTCCTAACTTTGATATAGGGCCTAACATACCATCCCATTCAAAAAGATATGGTAATGGATTTCCTATTTTTGCAACTCCTCTTGGAACAGAGTTTTTATTTATTTGTGATGTGCCGACTTGTGCAATGACAACTCCATTGTCTATCAATGTTTGTGATAGTATATCATCACCACCTAATCTATCTTCTTCTGAAAATAATATAGGTATCATAATGACACCAGCACCTGCTCTCCTTAAATCAGTTATGACTTCTGCAATTACATCTCTTGACCACGGCCATTGTCCATATTTCTCAATAGACTTTTCATCTATCGTGACTATACCAATGTCTTTTGATAATTCTTTTTCTTCTTGTTGTATGAGAATGTCAAATGATTTTAATTTTAGTATCTCTTTGACAAATGGTTCTTGTAAACCTATGTATGTAAGAACGACTAAAGTTACAAATGCGAATGTCCAATGTGTTATAAATTTTTTCA